TTCACTATCATATACTGCTGGAGTGAATACTGTACAAGTATTAGTGAATGGTGTTATGTTAGATGCATCAGATTATACTGCAACCAATGGAACTGCTGTCGTATTATCTGTCGCTGCAGCTGCAAACGATATGATAAAAATATTGGCAGTACAATCTACAAATGTAGTATCAGCTGATTTAGATGGTGCTGAATTTGTACTTGATGCTGATGGTGATACTAGTTTAAGAGCAAACACAGATGACCAAATAGATATTAAAATTGCTAATGCAATAGATTTTAGAATGACTGCAAATAACTTTAATGTTTTATCAGGTTCTACACTAACAATAGATTCAGGTGCTACGATTACAAATAGTGATACTGCAAACGGATTCGGATTATCCACAGGTAAAGCAATTGTTTTATCAATGATATTTGGATAAACGATATAAATAAGATTATAAATTAGGAGTAAATAAAAAATGGCAAATCCAAACTTAATAAATGTATCTTCTGTAGTTGGGGGTAATGCTGGATTTAACTTGAGTGCTACAGCAACTGCAACATTAATCACAGTAGATTCAGACAAAATCTGTAAAATTAACAGAATTACTTGTGCAAATGTTGACGGCACTAATGCTGCTACTTTAGATTTGTTTGTAGATGGTATGGGTTCAGGTGCTAGTGGTGTAACTACTACAGGTGCTGATGCCGCTGTTTATATTGCAAAAACTGTTTCAATTCCAGCAGATTCTACACTAGTTGTATTAGACACACCTATCTATTTAATGGAAGGTGATATTCTAAAAGGTGGCGCAAACGCAGCCAGTGATTTAGACTTGTTCGTTTCATATGAAGTAATGGATGATGCTTAATAGGAGTAATATCTTATGGCGCACTTCGCTGAAGTTAAAAACACAGACAACAAAGTATTAAGAGTAGTAGTTATCTCTAATGATGATGTAAGTTCCAATGGTGGTGACTATTCCTCTGATGCTGAAGTGTTTGTACGAAATCTTTTAGGTAATTCAGATGTAACAGGCGGAACATATTGGAAACAATGTTCATACAATGCTACTCAAAGAGGTATATTTCCTGGCATAGGTTGTACTTGGGATGCTGATAACAATAGATTTAGTCCACCATGCCCATATCCAAATTGGGTATTTGATTCTAGTAATAACAAATGGAATGCTCCTTTTGATTACACAATAAGTGCTGAGGATGCTGCCGAAGATGGTAAGTATCATAGACCAGAATGGGATACATCTAGAAACACATGGGTTTGCAAAGATTTAGCAGGAGTAACTGTTGAGATAAATGGTAATACACATAAGATTTTAGATAAAGGTTTAGAAATACCAGATGATTGGGATGGTGATAAATACTATTGGGATAATACAACAGATAATTGGGTTAAATATTAATGGCAAGAGGATATTCAAAAGGTAGAGGTGGATTTGTAGGAACTTTGGTTAGTCAAAGATTTATTGACAGAGACCCTGCCTCAATTACTAGAGGTGGTGCGACAATTCAAGCAGCTTCAACAGTAGATGAAACAGTATCTACATTTACATCATCAGGTACAGTAACACTAGCTTGTGCAACAACAGTAATAGAATACTTAATTGTTGCTGGTGGTGGTGGTTCTTGTTGTTCAAGTTCTCAACAACACCCTGGCTCAGGTGGCGGTGGTGGTGGGGGTTTCCTCACTAAAGCTTGTTACCCTGTAACAGGCGGAACAGATTTAACAATTACTGTAGGTGCTGGTGGTTCGGCTGCAGGTGGCACATGTGGTGGCCGAGGTGGAGATTCTAGTATTGCAGGCCCAGGCATATGTAATGTCACAGCAACAGGTGGTGGATTTGGACACAGACTAGCAAATGGTGGACCAGGTGGTTCTGCTGGTGGTGGATACAATCCAGGCGTTGCTGGTAATGTAGGAAATACACCCCCTGCTCCAGCTGCTAAAGGTGGCCCACAAGGAAATAATTCTTCTGGTCGTGGTGGCGGTGGAGCATGTACAGGTACAGATGGTATTGGACAAGCATATAAATGTGCACCTGTAAGTCCAGCTGCACCTGAAGGCACTGGACCTAATGCACCCCTATATGGTGAAACAGGTGATGGTGGAAAAGGAAGAGCATCACCTTTAACTGGCACTACACTCTACGCTGGTGGAGGCGGTGGTGGTGGATATCAAAATACCCCATGTGGTAGCCCAGGCCGTTGCGGTTCTGGAGGTGCTTTTGGTGGCTGTTACACACAACCTGCTTGTGGCCCTGGCGGTGGCAGAGGTGGAGCCTATCATGGAACAATTGCAGCTCAAGCTGGAGCTGCAAATAAAGGTGGTGGAGCTGGTGGAGCTGGTGGAAGTGGATTTCTAACAGGTCAAGGTTTTAGTGGTGCAGCTGGTGGTTCTGGTTTTGTAAAAATAAAACAACCAGCAATATGTGTAGCTGCTAGTGCTTCTGGTATATTTGATTTAACTGACCAATTAGAAGCTAGAGCTGCAGACACATGGCCTAATTCTTAATACATAAATAATATTATATTATGAAAAGACCGATTGAAATAATTGATGATTTCTATACTGATGAAGAATTAAATACTTTATTTAAAGAGATATCCACTCGTACAAATCAATTAGAATTTTCCCCTACTTGTCAACCACACTTTGGTAGAGATTTTTATTCAAGTAGATTTCAAGCGTATCCTTGTCATGAAACATATGAGGTAAACGAAAATAGTCTTATCTATATTAATTTATTTAACAAATTAAAAAATAATTTATTACCTGACATTAAAAAATTCAGAACTTTTTTTAGAAAAATATATAAAGATGAGTTATTAAAAAGTGTGTGTAAAGATGGCAAAGGAGTAGCTCATGATGATGGTGGTGAGTTTAGTTATGCTGGTGTAATTTATCTAGATAAAAAATATTCTTTTGATTCAGGCACTAGACTATTTACTAGAAATAATATTGCACCACAATTTGAACAAGACATACAGGTTGGTTCAGTATATAATAGATGTATATTATATCCTGCCGATACTTTTCATCAAGCAGGATTTGATATGAATCTTGAATCTAGATTTATTCAAACATTATTTGTATTTAAAGATGAGGAATCAGAAAATATAGATAAAAAATATGTTATAAATAATTGTATATAATTTACAAGTGATTTGTTATGAACTTAAAAAACTATTATTGGTATTTTGATTCTGCTTTATCTGATAAGCAATGTGATGATATTATTGAATATGTAAAATCAACAAGAGAAAAAGTAAGAGCAAAAATAGGTTTAGGTACTTATGCAAAAGAAAAATATCAAGACATAGTTAATCAAAGAAACTCTGATGTAAATTGGATAGATGAGCCATGGATATATCAAATATTAAATCCTTATATTCAAATAGCAAATAAAAATGCAAATTGGAACTATCAATGGGATTGGAGTGAGGTAGCACAGTTTACACATTATAAAAAAGGACAGTTTTATAATTGGCATTGGGATGATTGGGGTAGCCCATACAAAGACAAAGATAAAGACCCAGACAGTAACCTATCTACATATAATAAAAACTATGTAGGTAAGATTAGAAAGTTATCAAGTATAATACAGTTAACAGACCCTAAAAAATACAGTGGTGGTGAATTAGAGTTTTGTTTCCCAGATAGTAGACCAGATAAAAAACAAGTAACGAGAATATGTAAAGAATTTAAACCAAGAGGTAGTATAGTAATATTTCCTAGTTTTTTATATCATAGAATTAAAAAAGTAACAAGGGGCGAAAGAAACTCATTAGTTTGTTGGTCGTTAGGTAAACCATGGCAATAGATAATAATAATTTTGAAGTTAGAATGGATAGTTATTTTACTAGTGGTGTTTATAGTGCATATATACCATCATGGTTAAAAGATTTAAACAAACACTCTAACAAATATATTAGAGAAGTTAGAAAAGAAAATTTGAAAGGTGGTAAAAAAGATTTTGGTACATCTCATTGTTCTTATACTTTAATAGGTGATAATAACTTTTCTGTTTTAGCAGATTTTATAATTGGTGTGTCTAGAGATATATTGATACAACAAGGGTATGACTTATCTAGAAAAAAAGTAAAACTAAATGATTATTGGGTTCAAGAGTTTTCAAAATTAGGTGGTGGACATCAATCATATCATGTTCATTCAAATGCTCACATGTCTGGTTTTTACTTTTTAAAATGTTCTGAAAATACATCTTATCCAATGTTTGAAGACCCTAGGCCTGGTAAGGTAATGACAGATTTATCTGAAGCAAATATAGGTGATGTAACTTTATCATCAAATAAAATATATTACAAACCTAAACCAGGCACTTTAATGTTATTTAATTCTTACTTACCACATCAGTTTGCAGTAGACCCTGGCATAGAACCATTTAGATTTATACATTTTAATTTACAAGCAATATGACATTTAAAAAAGAAAAATATAAAATTATAAGAAAGGCAGTATCAAAAGATATTGTTGATTTTGTTAATAACTATATTTTATTAAAAGAACAAGTACATGATACATTAAAAGATAGTAGATATATAATACCCTTTTCAGATGATTGGGGAACTAGAGAAGACCGACAATGTTGGAATGCATACTCTCATTATGCAGATATTGCTATGGAAACATTACTATTAAATTGTTTACCACTTGTTGAAAAAGAAACTAATTTAAAATTATGGCCAACATATGCATACACAAGAGTTTACAAAAAAGGACATACATTAGAGAAACATACAGATAGAAAAAGTTGTGAGGTATCTACAACATTAAATCTGGGTGGTGATATGTGGTCAATATATTTAACAGATAAAAAAGGAAAAGATGTTGAGGTAAAATTAAAACCTGGCGATATGTTATTGTATTCAGGTTGTGAACTAGAACATTGGAGAAACCCATTTAAAGGTAACTACTGTTCACAAGTATTTTTACATTACAATATACAAAATAAAAAAAATAAAATAAACAAATTTGATGGTAGAATACATTTAGGTCTTCCTAAGTGGTTTAAAGGAAAAAATTATGAAAGATAATATAGAATTTATAAATTATGCGTGGGGGCCTCTTTTACTTCATTTTAAATATCCTAAAAAAGATATTACTAAATTAAAAAAAATATGTAAAAAAACAAAAGGTCATGAAGATTGGAGTGGTGAGTTGGCTGGTGTATTTCCAAATGGTCATCAAGATTTAATTAATCCTAAAGATAGACTTTGGTTTTACAAATCAGTAGAACCTTATTTTGATGCTTGGGCAGAAGTAGGAATAGATTTTTATGGTTGGAAAACAAAAGTAACATTGAAACCTCAACAACTTTGGGTAAATCACATGACGGCTGGAGATTTTAATCCACCCCATATTCATGATGGTGATGTTACTTTTGTTTTATTTGTTGATGTTCCAAATGTAATAAAAAAAGAAAATCAAAAATATAATGGTTCAAGTTTAGGACCTGGAGCGTTATCATTTAATTGGGGTACAAATGAAATTGCAAGTAAAAGAGATTGTATTAATTCTGTAAATGTAATGCCTGAAGCAGGTGATTTTTTTATATTCCCTACAAGACTTTGCCATTGGGTATTTCCTTTCCAATCTAAAGCAACAAGAATATCTGTATCAGGTAATTTTGCTTATACTGAATTACCAGAGTATGATAAAGAGTTTAATTCAGAGGGGGCAACTATTACTCGTGACTAATATATTTAAAATAAATTCTGATATAAAAATTAAGACTGAAAGTATTCAAGGTCATAACATATATTACATTGATAATTTTTACGAGCACCCAGATAAAGTAGATAATTTTATTTTTGATGAACACACACCTTTGTGGAAAAGTGCAGAAGAACCATCATTTAATGGTAGTCATTTTTTTGATAGAAGATTAATTAAAAAAGATAAAAGACTAAAAGAGGTATATTTATTTTTAAGTAATTTATGTAAACAAAAAATATATGATGATGATTACTATATTATTACAAACATGACAAGATTTAATAAAAATATATTTAATGATTATAAAAATAGTGTTTGGTGGCCACACACAGATGCTGGATATAATGGTATCATTTATTTTAATGATAAATGTGGTACTAATTTATACTCATCAAATACCTCAGATGATAAAAAACATTTTAACGAACACTTTATGCCGTGGCGGCCAAAAAACAAATATAAAGTATTAAAGAAGATAAAACCAAAATATAATAGATTAGTTTTATTTGATGGTTTAGAATTTCCTCATGGCATGGATATATCTAATGATTTTTATTTTAATAAAAAGTATAGAAAAAATCAAGTGTTCTTTTTTAAAGGTTGACATGTATGACTAGTTCTAAATTAAATTTATTATTTTCTACACCTGTTGTTAATATAACAGAATCTTATAATTTAAATGAGGAAGAAAAAAACTTCTTAATAAATCATGAAGACTTGTATCAAACTACTGGTTGTACTTTATATTCTAAAGACTGTTATGTATTAGAACATAAATCACAGTATTATTTTAAAAAATATATTATGCAACATACTAGAGAGTTTGCTTATAATGTATTAAAAGTAAATCAAAATATAGAAATATACATGACTAATTCGTGGGTTAACTATAATGATAAGCACACAACACACATTAGACATAATCATTCTAATAGTTTTATAAGTGGTGTATTTTACATTGATGGTAGTGATATATTTACAACGACATTTTTTGCAAGAGATAATTTATTAAATTGGGATTTAAATTATACTGAAAGAAACATATTTAACACAGACCAAATAAATGTGCAATCAGAAAAAAATCAAATGATATTATTTCCGTCATCAGTCTATCATCAGGCTCCAATTAATATGAATGATGAAACAAGAATAACATTATCTTTTAATACATGGATACGAGGTGAAATTGGTGATGATAGATGGTGTACTAAGTTACATTTAAAATGAAAGAATTAAATTTTACACATACTATATTTATTGAAGATAAAGAACTGAGTAATAAGTTTAACAATTATGTTAACAGTATAAAATTAGAAAGAGATTTTGAACAATTAAATAATTTTAATGAATCAAGCACTGAGTTTAATAAATTGGTGAATGTGGAATTAGAAAATATATTTAATAGTGTATGTGAGAGATTAAATAAAACTCGTTATAACTTATTACATACATGGGTGCAAAAATATGATAATCATGATTGGCACCAAGTACATGTACATAATCCTACAGACTATTCATTTATATATTTTATAGATTGTACTAAGGATTCATCACCTACTACATTTTATACACCAGGCCACCCATATGTTATGAGTGACCCTATTCATGTTAAGGCACAAAAAGGTAGATGTATAATATTTCAAGGTTGTATCCCTCATGAGGTTAGACCTAATAATGATAGTGTAAGAAAAGTAGTTAGTGGGAATATTAAATTCATATGATTATAGATGACAAGTTTTTATCGAATGAAAGTAAAGAGTTTATAGAAAATTATATATTGACTAGACACTTTCCTCTTTACATGCAAGGTGAATCTGTTGTAGATGATGAAACACCTTTTTTAAATCATGTGGTTTTGGCAAGACCTGAAATGAAAGATTTTACTGAGAAACATGAACACCATGATATCTTTGTAAAAATGTTAGATGAGTTTTGTGATAAGAACAATATAAGTTATAGTGAAGTATTAAGGATATGTGTAAACTTTACTTTTTGTAATGGGGTGAGAGATATATCACCTGTGCATGTTGACCATGAATTTGAACATAGTCAATTAATAGTATATTTGAATCAACCAATGGATAGGCAATCATTTACAGTAATACTAAATAAAGATGAAACTAAGATAGCTCCTAAAAAGTATAGAGGAGTATCTTTCGGTAAGATAGACCATTATCATCACTATCCTAAAGTGGGTGGAAGATATGTATTAATTTTTACATTTAGATAGTAATAAACTCTTATAAATAATGTATAAATAAGAGAAACAATAGGATTCAATTCATATGACAAGAGCAAGAGATAAAGCAAGACATCAAGATTTAAATGGAACAGAATTGATACTTGATGCTGATGCTGATACTAGTATTACTGCTGATACAGATGATGTAATAGATTTTAAAATTGCAAATGCAGACCATATGAGTTTTGGTACATCAAGTGGTGATACAGTTATTAAACCAACAACTGATGCTAAAGATATTATCTTTCAACAATTTGATGGTACAGGTGTACTTGCAATTAACGATGGTGCATATGCTGAATTTTTAGGAGCAGGAATTGTACCAGAAGCAACATTAACAGATGCGGCTACAATTACATGGAACTCATTAACCCAATCAGTAGCAAAAGTAACTTTAGGTGCAAATAGAACTATGGGATTAGCATCAGGTGGAGTTACAGGT